TCGCCAAAAATACAGTCAAAAACGCCGGTAACGCCAGGAATGACGCGAATAACAAGTTGTTTCATAAATATAAAAAGTTAAAGGTTATAAAATTTACAAATCTCGACCCATTTACGGGAAAGCTCATGCCAGTAGGACTTACCTTCGGCAGCATCATACCAGGGGAATGCAGAAGCTATGTACTGCTTGGGCGGAGTCCGACTAAAAAAGTCGAAGGGTCCGAAAAGAGGAAGGGCCTCATCGCGATTCTTAAAAAACGAATCAAGAGCCGAATTTCTGGCGAGAAAAAGAAGGAATAAATCCTTGACCATGAAAGAATCAGAAATGCGTGTCATAAAAAAAGTTTATTGGTTAAGCAGCGGTGCCGCACCCTCACTTCGTTCGGGTCGGTTCTCCGAACCGCGAAATGCGTCACCTCGCTACAATGGTGTAAACAAAAGTAATGAAAAAAATCAATACTTCATAGGGATGTTCTTATATTCACCAATTTTAACTCCTTTTCGAACACCATCACTGTCATAATATTCTTCAAAGGAAGTCCTGGTACCACCAACGGAACCTCGGGATCTGGTACCCACACGCATGGCAGCGGCAGCGGCAGCACCACCAACAACCTTTTCGGTAACACCCATGAGCAGGGGATGCTTACGCTGCCAGTTCATAAAACCTTCAGCGGCAACACCTTGTTCTCCGACAGTGTATCGAAGGCCGTTGAGATAAAGGGCAATATCCTTACCGGTCATCTTCTTCGTCTTACCCGTAGGCTCACCTTTCTCGTTAACTTCCTGCACATCAATAGGGGTAGTCCAGTTCACATCAAACCACTCCAGTAAATCCTTACGCTCAACGTCCATCAACCTGGTAGAGGCACCAAGATTATTGGCAGAGGCAATTAAATACGTAAGATTGGCAGCGGCCATTCGCTCCATAAGCGGAATTTCGGCATCATTGATGGCACGGAGGCGTCGATTCTCTTCAGCGATATTGGCACACTCTCCGACAATCTTCAACCAATTCTGGGTAGCAATAAGATCAGCGTATTTATTCTGGGCTTCCTGCCACGCCGTTGCAGCATCAAGATTGGCCGCAAGGGCCTTCTTTGATTTGACACCAGCTTCAGAAAGTTGTACAGCCAGATCAAAAGCTTCCGCATAACGATCGGGGGACTGAGTCTGGTTTTCGATATTCTGAGCCTGGGCACGATCAAGACGAGCAGCCGCATTGTTGCGTTCACGCTCAGAGGCAGTAAGCATATTCTGACCAAGGGACGTCATATCAAGAGGACCAGCACCAGGGAGACCGGGGCCGCCGGAAGGTCCGGACGCGCCGACAGAACCGGCGGAACCACCAGGCATGGTAGCACTGACGCCTACTCCGGAAGATCCAAGAACAGCAGCAGGAGTAACACCTGCAGCATTGTATCGATCAAACACCGCTGAGGGGTCGTTGTACTTGTTTTCATAATCAAATTGTTTTTGCCAATTTCCGTATTCATACTCAGCCTGTTTGGCCATCTGCTCAAGAGCATACTTCTGCTGAAGAGCCATCTGTTTCTTCATATACTTCCATTGGCGTCGGGCATTCATGCCACCAAAGAGCTGACCGATAGCGCCGGAAATAAGACCGGAAGCGCCAGTCTGAGCAGCACCTTGGTATAACTGTCTGCCGAAAGAACCGGCAGCGGTAAAGGGAACAGGCATAATTAAGGACGTTTAAAGTTACCTATCTGTTCGTAAGTAATGGTAGTCCGGGTAGTATCTCCGGACTTGACAGAGGATGCCGACTGGACAACGTAATGTCTCGCCGTACACGATCCAAGGAAAAAAGCCGCAAGGGCGGCCACGATTGCTGTAACCAAAGTCCAAAACTTCTTGGAGTGAAGTACATCTTTGAAAGTCATGATAAATTATTTTAATAAGCAGCGGTGCCGCACCCTCACTTCGTTCGGGTCGGTTCTCCGAACCGCGAAATGCGTCACCTCGCTACAATGGTGTAAACAGTTAAAGAACGATAGAAAAATGCGCGGCCTCTCCGGCAGTCGCTACCAATAAACCTCTAACCATTCACACACTCTTGTCAGAGGGGTCCGCGCACGTAGCATATATCATCAAGTAAAGAGTACACTATTTTTCTTCAGAAAGATAGTATTTAAGGGGTGAGTGGAGACATAAATGCCTCACACTCACCTCTTTGCGGGTGGCCAGAACGGGGTCACTTACCATCACCTTCGGTGCTGGTGGCTGCAGACTCCGTCTGCCCGTTCTTACCCGAGTCAAGAGCAGAATCAATAAGTTCCTGTCCTACTTCAAGACCGTCAAACTTATCCATACGAGAGAAGCTATTAGGGTCGAAGTCGAGTTCGGGATTAAACCTCTCACCTTTATCCCAATCCGATTGGGAAGCTTCAATATCGGGACGACCGGGAAGAATATCAACCGAACCGGAACCATCGAGGACAGACATGATACGCTGACCACGCGAGACATACTGCGGAGGATCTTCAAGTAACCAAACAAGTGCCATAATATCAACAAATTAACGGTTGGACAAACGGGTTGCGAAAGTTTTATTAACAAGGTTCTTCTTACGAACGCTATACGACATATTCACGAAGAAGTTGTCCTCAACCTTCGAAGAAAAGGGAGAATTGACCTGGGCCATATCGACAAAAAGATACGGATAAGTAAGGAACGAACCAGTACGAGTCGTGGTATTAAAAGAACGCTGCTGGACCCAATAATTGTACAAAGTCATCGGAATGTTAGGACCGGACTTAGCGGCCAACATGCCGAGAACTTCGTCGTAAGAACTACGGAACTCATTATAACAGGGTTCGAGAGAAATGGTTGAAGGAGTGCCACCTCCAGCAATAGAATAACGCTGAAAGCGATAATCCGGTACATCTTGATAGCCAATATCGTTATAGATCGGATTGAAATAATCAGCACCTTGATAATTAAGATAATCGGGGCGAACTTCCGACCAGTAATAGACAGGTCGAATACTCAACATATCGATAAGATAACCAGGTTCCTTAAAATAATAACTCTGGGAACGACCAAGCGGAGCATTAAAAGCAATAGCACCACCCTGCTGACCAAGGGGATTACCACCTTCTTGGAAATTGTTGACACCAGATTGATTCATAACAACCTGGACATTTACAGTCTGCGAAGCACTAAACAACAACTTCGGGCGATCAACATGCTCAATCTTGGAAGCAAAAAAGGTCTCAAGCCAATCCGAGTAACGATTACCTCCGGCTCCAAGCAAATCCTTGTATTCCTGCATGCGAGAAGCAATAGCAAGTTGAGGTATGGTGGTGATACCGGTCATGGAAACACTATCCCCGGAAGCAATAGGCAGCATTCGCGAAAAACGATCGGGATTCGAAGGAACCACAGCCATGGGGTGAGCCAAAGTAACAGCGGACCGAAATTTATAAGAAACAGTAGTTGTAACGAAGCTATTAGAAGTCTGGCTGGTAGGAACCGAATTAAACTCCTCTTTCAAAGCATCAAGAGAAGCGACAGGGTAGCCATCACCCGAAGCGGCGCCGGCATCAACCAAGTCACTGTAAACGATCTGAGCAGCAAGATTAAACCGATTATAAGTGTTGTTGGGAGTTGCCACAGCCGAGGGGTAAAACTGAGATTCAAAAAAAGCGTCCAAATACTGAAGATTGCAAAAGCGCTGTGTAAAATAAGAAGGGTCCGGACTAGCTACCCAATACATAGAATTGTCCGACTCATCACGATGAATATACCAAGAGCCAGGCCAAGCAATCGAGTACAAAGACCACTGACTGTAGCCATAATAATTGCGAACAATGTCCCAGTAAGCCAAATAAGAATCGGCATTGACCCAACGAGCCGAAGAGACGCCGGTGTCAAGAGAAATAGAAGACGCCCAACCATCGTTACTAAGAAACTGGTTATAACCCATGGAGGCGCGAAGCCAATAAAGCAGCGAATTGGGATACGAAAAATGCTCAGAAGTGACATTAGTCTCTTCGGAAGTTGAAGACCATGCAACAGGAATCCAATTAAGCGACACATCATTCATATCGAATTTACTGCTATTCGTCCTCATCTCCGGATGATACAGCTGCATGGGCACCCAAAAACGATGAAGCCGCACCGTGTAAGGATTAAACGTCGGTACAGCCAGGGGATTCGAACGAACATCAATGCCCTGGGCGATCGTCACCCGATCACGAGCATTAATGAAGTCGATCCGGACAGGATACAGGATTCCGGGAGTACAGGTAAATGCCTTGGACTCCGGAACATCATACCGCGAATAACCATTCACGGCATGAGAAATAAAAGATTGTCTTGCCATATGAAATATTTAAGTTAATGAAAGGCCGTAAAAATCATACCACGACTCAATAATATCCCGATCGAGCCAGGCAGGAGGATCAATACAGGGAACAGGGCCGGCAGAAACAAATTCCCGATATTTTTTCATCTCCCATGAATATGTTTCTCTAAAGGATAAGGCGGAAGCCGGAAGAAACCTTTTAACACAAAGGTTAACAACATGACGAACCAAAGAAGAACGGCTAAAGCGTGAATAAGCATCAGCAGAGCGAACCGCGCGAATGATCTGCGCGTCCTGTTGAAGATACCGATTGTAGTATCGAGGAATGGCATAAGAATACTTAATACCACTCTTAAGATCCAGATAATCCCAGGACGAACAAGTAGCAGAAGGAGCAGGGCGGATGCCAAGATAATCACCAACGCCAGCAGATACGAATTTTCTCGTATAACGGCGATGTTCGAGGAGGTTAGCCAAAGGAACAGATTTTCCATCTACGGTAACAGTTTTATCAGCAATTTGCTCGGGGTCAAACGCAATTTGTTTAGTAACGTATTTAACAACATATCGTGCACGCTTATGCGTGCCTTTTGCAAGCCATATAAATCCAAGATCACCAACAGCTTCCCGGATATCATTATACAGGACATCGGTTCCGAAAAGAAAACCATGAAAGTGAAGACGCGGCTCCGAGCCTATTTCGGGATGGGTACCGAACTCCTGGAAAAACGCATGTTTAAAGGAATGTCCGATTTTGTGCCGCACACGCTCGTTCCACCGGCGGATAAAGAGAGTCGGATTCCGGAGTGCATCATCGTAATACTTGGGATCAATGGTTATGGTTATAAAAATGGCCTGGCGGTGTTCTGCCTTACAACGAGCCAACTCACGCTCAAGACGGACAAACCAATCATTCCGGAGACGACGAAGACAGTCCTCGCATTTGCCGCAAGGTACCATGAGCCACTGACGAGAGATATCCCAGGGAGCCAGGGCAAGCTGAGATTTCTGGTAGTCAGAAACACGGGAACCGACGATATTCCTGCGATCAAAATACCGACGGTTCCGAATCCATATGGGATGAGAGCAAGCCATCAGAAAAGAGACTGAAGTAAATCAATTTTAAGATGAGGGTAGACGCGGGAAATACGTTCCAGGTAAGCGGAGGCCGAATCATAGTCGACAAACCAGGCGAAGACACGACGAACCCGGTTGCGGTAAAATCCGACCGAATAGCGGAGGGGAATACCCTCCACTACCGGACAAGACCTCGGATAACTGAAATTTTCCATACTAAAGAACATTTCCGAGAACGGGACGCCTCACAACACGGGCACCGTTACGACTCTTTTTCTTCTTTCGACTCATAATCGGGAAAACTAATAACAATGAAAGACTGATACAATGCCAGACGAGCGCCATGATCAAGAGCTGTACGAACAACCGGGGTCAGATTCGAAGTCCGGATATAGGCAGTGGTACCCAAAAGATCATCAACGCAAATGAAGCCGGAAAGACCCGGATCAAGCTGATCAAAAGAACAAGGGACGAACTGACCATTATCAAGATCGCCAAAAATACAGTCAAAAACGCCGGTAACGCCAGGAATGACGCGAATAACAAGTTGTTTCATAAATATAAAAAGTTAAAGGTTATAAAATTTACAAATCTCGACCCATTTACGGGAAA